GCCGAAAAGAAGCGGAGATCATTCTAGGCCAGTGGAGGGCCGAAGCGCACAGACCGAGAGCTGACGTGCATACACTCCACGAGTTGATGCTTGAGTACGTAGAAGCCCATGGACACAAGAAGAGCCTGGACAGAGATGGGTATAGCATCATGCATATTTACCGCCTATTTGGCGAACATCTACCAATACACAGTATGACAGTGGGGCAGGTTTGCCAGTACCAGCTACAGCGCCAGGCGGAGGGGGCCGCTCCGGCAACGATCAATCGAGAAATCGGCTTCCTCTCTGCTGCGCTGAATTGGGCTAAGAATAAAAAAGGCTGGAAAGTGGAGAATCCGGCAAAAGGGCATCGCCTGAAGGAAGCCTATCCACGTACTCGCTGGCTGACCCGAGAGGAATCTGAGCAGCTTCTTGAAGCGGCGACACAGGAACCTCATGCAGCTCACTTACCAGACTTCATCTTGCTGGCACTGTACACTGGTATGCGGTCAGGTGAAATCCTGGGACTGGAATGGCGGCGGGTTGACCTCCAGCAGAGTCGTATTCTACTGGAGGCGGTCGATCAGAAGAATGGAAAGCCCGGAATGGTGCCACTCAACTCAATAGCGAGAACAGCTATTTTAGCACGCGCTCGTTACCGGGCACAGTACTGTCCGGCGTCGCGTTGGGTGTTCTGTAATCGGGGTGGACATCGGATCACAAGTGTTAAGAAAAGTTTTTCCTCAGCAGTTCTACGGGCTGGTATTGATCACTGTACGCCGCACGATCTACGTCGGACTTTCGGTAGTTGGTTAGTACAGTCAGGAATTCCGATTCAAAAAGTAGCGAAACTGCTAAGACACAGTGATATTCGGATTACTGACCAAATCTATGCTCACCTCCAACCTGAACAACTGCATGATGCAGCAGAGGTGATCTGTGGGCATAGTCATAGTATTGGTCATAGTGTTGGTCGGGGTGACAGGATTTGAACCTGCGACACCTGCCTCCCGAAACCTGAGATCCTCATCCGTTCCTAACCACATCAACAAGTTGCGCGCCATTGCTCAACGCAAACCTGCCCCTAGAGTACTGCGATTGCCAGGTTATGACAAGAGATCGTCGTAGTTCTCGTCATACTTTAGTATTACTTCTGGTATTACTTTTAGTAATACACTGCCATAAATTTATTTTATATAAAGTTAGGAGCTGGTACTCCTAACTAGAGCACAAAAGGCTTCTATATTCAGGTCGGCTGTGAGACCAGGGAAGTTGTCTGTATGGCCTGCGATATCACCCATGCGGACTCTTACGCGCCACGGTTGGTAGTCTGCTCGATAGGCAAGGACAGGCCGATTGCTGTTTCGGGTGCGCTTCACGCATTCCTGCCACCATTCATCCTCTTGAAGATAGTGCGCTCTACGCTTCACTTCGATATCCCAACCGGGCAAAAGTAGATCAGCACCAGACTCACGACTCTGTTCTAAGTTCCGTTTCACTACAATGCCGAGATGTCTCGTAAGAAGTTTTGCAAATTCTCGCTCTCCATCACCGCCTTTGCTTTTCGGGTTGATTCTCATTTTATTCATCCTCAATCGAAGATATTTCTTTTTCTATCTCCATTTCCCATTGATGCAATGCAGTGGTATCTAGCGCAGTGCCGATATTCGCACTTGGGAAATGGCCGGACGGATGGGTAAGTGTTACCTGCGTTATCTGTACCCCGCCATCCTTAAGCGGTAAGCACTGAAAGCGCATCGATAACACAACATCGATACCATGTAGCGTAGCATGTAGATGGAATACACCTGGCTGATCACGGCCCGGTAACACAAGTTCCCGATGATGTATCATTATTACCTCAGAAGGCAATCGACGTATAATTATAGCGCTTGACAGTTGCAGAGCGGCTTATCTTGTACATCGATCCTCGTCATACAGTTAGAAGTTGGCACGATTGGCTCAGTCTGATTATCGCGGCCTGTACTCTTATAGGACTCATTGTACATGCTATTTTGCAAGTCTACGATGTAGAGGTTAAGATATATGCACCTATAAAGAACCTTTATATACAAGTAGAATTGTTAAATAGGAAAATAGATTCTATGGAACAACGAGTCGATGGACTAGGCAATCGCTGTGCTAAGTTGGAAGAATCTCAACATGGTAAGAAATAATTGTCTATACTATGTTGCTACTGTTAATTCTGAGGTTACATCATGCCCACTCAAGAGAAAGTATCACGACATCCTGGCCGCCCCCCTTTCGTCAGATCGAACTTGCCTTCTGAAGAGAGAACTCCTTACGATCCTGGTCTGGGACATTACGACACTAAAGTTGGTCCAGAGCCTTTCGCTAATACGCTTTCTGCACCTACACCTTTGGCCGCTACTCGACACCAGATGGGTATTCCCGGCGGCGAGTTGCAAGAAGGTCATGGTACGGTTGCTCCCACTGTTTAACATTTGAGGAAACTATGAAGAAACTTGTCGGCTTGGCAATTGGTAGTCTCCTTATATCTGTCGCTGGTTTAGCCCATGCGGAAGGCAGTGTTTTTCCGTACACCGCTAAACTTGAATGCGTCCCGAACCTGAAAACCGGAGTTTATTCTACTCACGTCACTTATAGTTCCGGTACGCCATCTGAGCTAGATGCTGCACCAGTAGCTCCTTCACCTACAGCTTGTTTGGATGTCTATTCCGAGCTCCTGGCTCTAGGATGGTATTCTACGGCTGGACTACAACAGGTCATTAAAGATGGCCAGATCACTTATGAATTCGCCAACTTCGTATTTGTTGGTGTTCCCCACTAATGAAGCTCAACCTTGGTTGCGGTAAGCAGCGATTAGACGGCTGGATTAATATTGATCGTGATCCAGCCGTTGCCGATCTTTTCTGCGACTTAGATGCTCCAGGACTACATCTTCCCTACCCTTGCGGCAGCGTGGAGCAATTCTTTATGTCGCATGTCTTGGAGCATCTACGTTATCCTCTCCCTTGCATGAAAGAGTTGTGGAGAGTGGCGAAGCCAGGTGCTACGTTGGAAATACGCACTCCACATGGAGCGAGTGATGATGCGTGGGAAGATCAGACACATGTACGGCCTTATTTCCCCAACAGTTTCTTAGCTTTCGGCCAGCCTTATTATTGGCGGTCCGGTGAGGTCGGGTATCGCGGCGATTGGAAAGTAGCTGAGATACAGCTTCTTGTTGATCCACAATGGGTGGAATCACCAGGAGATAATTTAAAGTACCTACCAATAATTAGGAACTGGTGCATTGAGATGCGAGCTTTATTGTCAGCCGTGAAGCCAGCTAGATCCCGATCTCGTGAACTTATGGAAGAAGTACGTTGCTTATTAGTACCTTGCAATGCTGAATGAACTTGCGCGGAACTATGAGAAGGAAATCATTGATACGCTAGTGCGTTTGATGCGAGAGGATGAACATCCATTGGGCGCTGTAAAATTGCTGCTGGATATTGGTTGGACAGATACTTTTATCCTTCCGCCTGCTGTCGCTGAACAGGAAATATCCAATGAAGAATTTGAAGCCGCGTATCAAGAACTCATTGAAGCAGTACGAAAGGCGGGTAGTCCATGATAATTTACATTACTATGCGAAAAAATTGAAGTTAGAAAAACCTCCAGCAAAGCATCATAAAATACTGCTGGAGCACTTACAGAAAATAGAACAGGGAAAGATGAAGAGGCTTATGATTTTTATGCCGCCTGGCAGTGCTAAAAGTACGTATGCAAGTATTATTTTTCCTAGTTGGTACATTGGAAAGCATACTACACGGAATGTATTGGCGGTATCTCATACACAGCAATTAGCGGAACGATTCGGACGGCGCGTAAGAAACCTAACCTATGAAGAAAATTATCAATCCTGGTTTGGGAAGCTCGTGGCAACGGACAGCTCGGCGGCAACACGCTGGAGTACGCGACAAGGGGGTAACTATTACGCTGCTGGAGCTGGCACAGCAATCGTGGGATTCAGAGCCGATTTGGTATGTATCGACGATCCTGTCGCCGGACGCGAGCAAGCAGATTCTCAACGAGAGCGAGAACGTCTCTGGGCTTGGTTTAAAGACGATTGTTGGACGCGATTAAAGCCAGATGGCGCTATCGTGTTGATCATGCAGCGATGGCATGAAGATGATTTAGCAGGTCGTTTATTAGCAGAAGCAGAAAGTGGTGGTGAACAGTGGGAAATATTGAAGTTTCCAATGGAAGCGGAAGAGGGTGATACATTGGGTAGAGCGATAGGTGAGCGGTTGTGGGGTGAATATTTCACGGAACAACAAGTGGCGCAAGCTAAACGTGATCCGAGATCTTGGCTCGCACTCTATCAGCAGCGTCCACGACCGGAAAGCGGTGGCGAATTTAAAAGAGAATGGATTGAGTATTATAGAGATGCCCCCGATTATCGTCGTTGCAACCTGTACCTGGTATGTGATCCCGCTACCGGGAAGAGACCAGAGAATGATTATACTTCGATGTGGGTTTTAGGTTTAGGTAGGGATTCTAATATCTATGTGTTCGATATGATCAGGGATCGTCTTAATTTGACGGAGCGAGCAGATTGGATTTTTAAGTTGCATGAAAAGTGGAAACCGCAAGCAGTCGCTTATGAAAAATACGGTTTGCAGAATGATATTGAGCATTTCCAGGATCGCATGGAGCGGGAGAATTATCGCTTCCGTATTCATCCCGTGGGTGGCGTATCTAAGAAAGAAGACCGGATTCGCCGCTTGATACCGCTGTACGAAGCTGGGCGTATGTGGTTTCCTCGGGAGTACTGGCGTACTGGAAGCGATGGCGTTTCTCATGATTTAGTACATGAGTTTATTGAGCAGGAATACACGGCATTTCCCGTTGGGCGTCATGACGATATGCTTGATGCACAATCCAGATTACTGGATTTACCGTTAAGGTGGCCTGGACAAAGTGATGTACCATTTGATTTTGGTATTGCTACGAGTAATTGGTAGTGGAAGATATTCAAGAATCCGTCGTTGGTCGTGCTAAGAAGCGGTTTGACGAAATCGCTAAGAATGAGCAGCAACTACGGAAAGAAGGTCTTGAAGATTTAAAATTCCGCGCTGGCAAGCAGTGGAGCGAAGGCGTTCGTGCTGATCGCGAGTTGCCCGGCGAGGAGAGACCATTACTCACTATCAATAAGTCCCGCCGGTATATCAATCTCATCGTGAACGATGGTCGTATGCAGCGTCCGCAGATTAGGGTACGTGCGGCTGGAGGCCCTGCAACGGATCGCATCGCTCAATTGCTCGAGGATCATCTGCGAGCTATTCAAATGGATTCCCGCGCTGATCTCGCTTACGACTGTGGTTTAGAGTGGGCCGCTACGATTGGCTGGGGATATTGGCGTATCATCACGGAGTACGAAGCTCATAATAGCTTTAACCAGATATTAAAGATTATTCGGATTGCTGATCCTTTTAGCGTGTATCTGGATCCACAGAGTGAGTCTGATGGTACAGGCGCACGTTATGCGTTCATCATGGGGCTGATTGATAAGAAAGATTTAGAATCTGAATATCCTGATCGCACCTTCGTTTCGTGGGAAGGTAGCTCGCCCGGCGATGCGGATATGAAGCGTTGGTACGACGGCGATAGTATTCGTGTGGCTGAATATTTTGAGATAGAAGAAGAAATACAGACCTTGTATCAATTGGAAGACGGTCTGATTACCTGGACTAAACCAGCCGATGATGCGCTTATCGCCGTGTCTAGGGAAGTAAATATCCCGGTAGTACATTGGTACAAACTCACTGCTGCAACTGATGAACCGCTAGAACACCAGCAATGGATCGGCGAGGAAATTCCTATTGTTAGAATGGTAGGAGAAGAATATCGTCTTGAAGGACGCACAGTTTACGAGGGTGTTATCCGCCACGCCAAGGATGCTATGAAGATCTATAACTACTGGGCGACTTCTCTTACTGAGCAGGTAGCGATGGCACCAAAGACGCCTTACTTAGCTGCCGCAGGACAAATTGAACGGTATTCGGAAAAATGGAAAGCTGCGAACGTTAGACCCCAGGCCGTATTGCCTTATGATCCGGTTTCCATAGAAGGACATCCTGTGCCGCCACCTATAAAGGTTCCTGCACCAGAAGTTAGTACCGGAATTCTGGCTGCGTTACAGATAGCGGACAAGGATATTATGGACACAGTAGGATTCTATCAGGCAAATACCGGCGAGCCTTCTAATGAGCAAAGCGGAGTGGCGATTACTAACCGGCAGAAACAGGGAGAGTTGGGCACTTCACATTATCTGGATAATTGGGGGCGTAGTTTAGTACGTACTGGGAGATTATTACTCAGCCTTATTCCTTTGGTTTACGATACTCCCCGAATGTTAAGGGCTTTAGGTGAGGATGACCATGAAACTTTGTTTGAGGTTGATACTCAACAGGAAGAACCTATAAGGGAAAGGTTACGTGATGGTCGGAAAATTATGCAGGTCAATCCAGCTATTGGACGCTATGATGTTTCAGTGCAAGTCGGGCCTACATTTCAAACACGGCGGCAGGAAGCGGCAGCAGGAATGATAGAGTTTATTAAGGTGGTACCTAATATTGCACAAGTTACTGCTGATCTAATTGTTAAAAATATGGATTGGCCAGGCTCTGAAGAATTTAGGGATCGCTTAGAGAAATTGCTACCTCCTGGAATGCTGACTACAGATGCTTCTGAGGACACTCCGCAGATTCGTAGTGCAAAGAATCAGATACAAGCAGCAGCACAACAGTTACAACAGCAGGCTCAGCAGTTACAACAAGCACAACAGCAGATCGAGCAAGTGAATGCACAGCGTGAGAAAGAATTGTCTGCCCTAGAATTCAAAGCCTTTAAAGAGAAAGCGCAGGCAGAATTGAAAGAACTTAGGGCAAGGTTTACAAATCAGGTTACGCAGTTACGGCAGCAATTGGTAAGGGAGAAAGAACGAGCAGTGGGCCATGTCAACCGGATGGTGGCCCAACGGGTGGTGCAGCAATGATTATTGTAGGTGATTTTGAAGAAAGAAAATTAACCAAAGAGGAATTTCAAAGATTCATGAACGAGTTTCAACAACTTCATCCTGACTTGGCGGCATTTCTTAACGTGATAGAACAGCACTTCAGGGCTTATGTCGTTAAGAGACTTAATGAGGAGTTACACCAATAATGATCGGAGCAGCAGAAATGAGGGAATATGAGGAAGCGCGTGAACAGGCGAAAAGGGAACACGAACAAGCTAAAGAGATTTTAGGTACTAACTGCCGTCAAGAGTTAGCGCGAAGCCGGCGAACGGGCGAATACTCGGTTTCTGTTACCGTAGAACAGACGTGAAGCCAACGAGAAGGGCGCTTACTCGGTAAATCATGGCCGTAAACTTTGATGATAATGGTGATCCGGTCCTTAGTACTTCTACTACTGAGGGTGTAGGCACAGTAATGCCTGATGAGGAAGTCCCACCTGCACTACCGGAAGAAGGAACTACGGAATCGCCCGAAACTGTACCGCCAGAAACTCCTATTGAAGAGCAAATGAAAACTCTTGAGGAGAAAAGGCGCCGCGGTTTCGATAAACGAATCCAAGAGTTAACGCAGCGCAATGCGCTGTATCAATCGAAAATCGAAAGCCTTACACAATCGTTGCAGCACATAACACAGCAACGAGCAGCTACGCCAGTAGAGCAAAGGCCAGCAGGCCCGCCTAAACCTGAAGACTTTGATTCACCTGATGAGTATTTGCAAAAGCGGGTGAGTTATGAAGTCCAGGAAAAGATGGGCCAGGTATGGCAACAGCAACAGCAAGCGTTACAGTTGCAACAATTGCAGCAACGCTGGCAACAGCAGTTGACGCAAGCCAGAGCGACTTATGCTGATTATGATGAGGTGGTTGGACCGACGCCTATGTCCCAAACTATGGGATTTGCGATTCAGAATTCAGAACAGGGAGGTGAACTGGCCTATTATTTAGGGCAGCATCGCACGGAAGCAGATCGCATTAGTCGGTTAGACCCATTGGCACAAGTGCGGGAATTAGGGCGATTAGAAGAGCGTTTGACAGCGAATAAGCAGCGTTCCAATGTCAGCAAAGCATCACCGCCTATTAGGCCGGTGGAGGGTCGCGGACCGGTGGATCGAGAGCCGACTCAACTCAGTATGGAAGAGTACGCCAAGCAAATGGATGAGGCTGAATTGAAACGGCGCAAAGAACACCGCAAGTTACTGTAGCCCTGGGAGAACGAGTAAGCGGGGGTGCACTTCAATGAGTGCGCTCCATGGCCAACGTAATTTTATCGCCGAGTATCATAGCGAAAGAAACTCTTAGAATTCTTGTTAACAACTTAGTAGCCGCATCGCGAGTCAACAGGCAGTTTGAGAACCGCTTCACGAAGATCGGTTCTACACTGACGGTTCGCAAGCCTGTGCGGTTTACCGTCTCGCAAGGTCCAGGGCTGCAAGTCCAGGATATTGTCGAACCCTCAACTACTATCACCATTAACCGGCAGCGGCATGTAGACTTCCAGTTCTACAGCTCTGACCTTACATTAACGATTGAGAATTTTGGTGATCGTTATCTCAAACCTGCTGCCGAAGCTTTAGCAAACCAGATTGACTTTGATGTTCTCACGAACTTCTCTAATGTCTTTAATTGGGTTGCTCATGGTGGTGCGGCGGGTAGTAGCGTTACCAGTTTTGCGGATGTTGCTCTTGCTGCACGCCGGTTGGATGAAATGGGTGTGCCCCAGAATGATAGGACGCTGGTATTAAATCCGGCTGCTTTCTGGGGATTAGCTGGTGGTTTGACAGCTAACATCTACGTCAGTACGGTAGTCGAAGATGCTTTAGCGAGAGGCTTTATTGCCAACATCGCCGGCTTGGATATTTACATGGACCAGAATATCCAGGCGCAAACAGCAGGTACACAAGGCGGTTCTGGTGTTACTACTGTAGCGTTGCAAACTGGTTCCACGTTAAACACTAATGGCTGGACGGCATCAGTGACTAACCTATTACGTGCTGGTGATTGCTTCACTATTGCCGGTGTTAATGCAGTCAACCCGCAGAATCGGCAGAGTACAGGCGTACTGGCCAATTTCGTGGTTACCGCGAACGTTAATTCTGACGGCGGTGGTAATGCCGCTATTCCTATTTCTCCGGCCATTGTAGCTTCCGGGCCGTATCAGAATGTATCGGCTGCACCGGCATTAGGTTCTGCCATTGTGGTTTTGAATGGTGCCAGTGGTACGACATACGCCCAGAATTTAGCGTTCCATCGGGATGCTTTCGGTTTAGTGACCGTACCCTTGGAGCTGCCGGAAGGTGTGGATTTCGCTGCGAGAGAGATCTACAAAGGTATTAGTCTGCGTGTCGTAAGGGCTTACGATCCATACAACGACGTATTCCCTTGTCGTGTGGATGTGCTCTACGGCGTCGCCACATTCTATCCCGAATTGGCTTGCAGACTGAGTGCGTGAGGTGAGTTATGGCTGTTCAACAAGTTGGTAATCGCCAACCGGATGGGTTGGTTTTTGGTGTTGCAGCGACTGATGCTATCGGGTTTTATGGCGCTACCCCAGTGCCGCAACCTGCCGGAGCGTCGCAGGCTGTAACTTCTAGCACTGTGCAAGGAGCTGGTGCGCTGTATTCCGTGCAGTCGGTTTCGGTAACACCGTCGGCAGTCAATGCTAATACGACTACCTCGCAAGCATTGACATGTACAGGGTCGCCGACAAACACAGCGGATTGCATCATCTATAACAAGATTACTGCGCAAGCAGGTCTTGGCATCGTGAATGTGTTGCCCGGCACGACGGCCAGTACTGTTGTTGTCCAGTATTGCAATGTTACTGGTGGCAATATTACACCTACGGCCGAAGCACAGACATGGGCCTCTTTTAGAGGATCTATCATTGTTAAGACAGTGACTCTGACACCAGCGGCTATTGTTGCTAATACCACTGCCGAGCAGATCTTCACCGTTACGGGAGTAAGCCCAGCAGCTATCGTGCATGTTAGTAAGCCTACCAATCAATCAGGATTGGGAATTGCGGGATTTCGTGCAGCAGGCAATAACCAGCTTGCGATCACATTTATGAATTCCTCCGGTTCTACGATTACTCCGACGGCTGGTGAGTCCTATAACTACATGCAGTTTGACTACCCGGGTTTGCCGTCCGCATCGTCTATCGTAATTTTGGGTGCGAATGTAGGAACGCTCAGCGCAGTGAATGCTACTACTGCTGTTGAGCAAGCGGTAACAGTGACTGGTGGTGTATTGGCCACTGATTTTGCCCTTGGTGGAGTCAGTAAGCCGACTGCACAGGCGAATATTGGAATAGTTGGTGTTCGAGTAAGCGCGGTTAACGTACTGGGGATTACTTTTGTTAATCCTACAGCTACTACAACTACGCCAACCGGCAGTGAGATCTATCAAGTCCCGCTGTTAAGGGTGACAGGTGAGCCACCCACTGTAGTGGTTTATCAGGTTGCCTTGACGCCTTCTGCTGTAGCCGCAAACACGACGGCAGAGCAGGGATTCACGGTTACTGGCTTGGCAGCACAGCAGATCGTGTGGGTAAACAAGCCAACGACTACGCCGGGCCTGGGTATCGCTGGCTATAGAGTTAGCGCGGCTAATGTCTTGGGCATTACGTTTGTGAATGCCACCAGTGCCGCGATTACTCCGCCAACAGAAACCTATTTAGTCGGCGCTACAGCCGGCTATCCTAGTGCCGGGTCGTATGTCGCAAGACAAGTAGCTCCAGGCTTTGATCTGCAAAGCGGGGCTATTACTAAGGCGCTAGCTAGCGTAGGGCTGATCGCGGGTAGTTGATGATGAAACCCGTCCACCCTGGAAGAGTACTAATTGCCACCCCCACGTTCGACAAACGGGTCTGTACCGACTACGTTATTTCGCTGTTACAGACTATGCGCGAGTTGGCGTCGCGGGATATTGTGGCGGATGTTACCTTTCAGGGTGGAGATTGCTTTATGGATAAGTGCCGTAACAGTATAGTCCAGCAATTTCTGGAAGGCGGCTACGGCACTTTATTCTTTATTGATGCAGATCAAGGTTGGGAATGGCGGGGATTTGTCCGTTTACTGTTTTATCCGCAACTGATGGTAGGCGGTGTCCCACCTAAGAAGACGGACATAGAGCAAGAACGATTCAGCCATGTAGTATTGGATGTTCAAGAAAACGGCGATTGTTATATTGAGGGCGGCCTGTTACGGGTTGTCCGGTGCGGTGCTGGATTCCTTCGTATTCGTAGAGAAGCAATTAAGAAACTACTCACTATCTATCCTGCACAGATTCGCCCTAACGATGGTGGACGGTTTAAAGAAATACCTTGGTTGTTTAACGCCGGTTTGATCAATGATGACTTTTGGGGTGAAGACCTTCAATTTACCCAGAGATGGACCGATTCAGGAGAACATATCTGGATTGATCCTTGTATTCAGTTTAAACACGTTGGTAGTAAGGCATGGGATGGAATGTATCTCGAATACCTTCAGAAGTATGCCAACGTAAAGGTTAAGACTAATGAGTGATTTTCCACGTTGGATTTACATTACAGACACAGATGGTTATGCGGCGAATTCTACAGATGATGTCGTTACGGCTCTAGCTTTAGGGTACAAACTATATCCATCAGGCTGGATCAATCCACTAACAGGAGTGGCGGATCAACCAGACTTAATTACCGTACCTGTAAATTATGATATGCCTACGCCAGTTGATACAACTGAGCAAGATACAATAGAACCGGAATCTGATACCGAACCTGCAATAGGCATTGATAATGCAAAACCTCATAAGCGACGTGGACGTAAACCTAAGGTTGTTATACAAGGGGAGTCTGAATGAGCGCCGCAGGTGAAATTATTGCTCGTAGCTTGCGATTGTTGGGTGTGTTGAGTGAGACGGAAACACCATCTGCAAGTCTAGCGATAGATGCGTTAGCAATGTGGAACTCTATGATTGATAGCTGGAGTATTGAGGGGCTCCCTTGTTATGTAAATCTACGCCAGAATTTCCCGCTACAACAAAACATAAACAGCTACACGATAGGGCCTACCGGCACTTGGACAGGTACTCGTCCCTTTGGAATTATTGGCGTGCCGTTCATTCGCGACTTCAACGGTTATGACTATCCTATGCAGATTCTGGATTTGCATGAATGGGATCGGTTAGGAACAAAGACACCAGGCAGTCAAGTGAATGCGGATATTCCTAACGTCTTCTACTATGAAGCGACTTACCCAAATGGAACGGTCTATATCTGGCCTACACCTCTATTTGCTTACAATGTGTATTTTGACTGCTTATCACCACTCACATCTATTGCCGCTTTGAACACTACGCTTTCATTTCCTCAAGGTTATGAGCGGGCATTTACTTACAACCTAGCTATAGAACTCAGTGGATTCTTTCCTGAACGGCCTATCCCTCCGGCAGTGGCGCGTAACGCGCAGGAAGCAAAGGCAAATATTAAGGCGGTCAATATGCCCAGTATGAATTTAGGGTTCGAGCTTGGCGTAAAAGCGCGGAAACCTACCTATAACATTTATCGGGATAGCCCGTAATGGCTAGGCGCTGGACGTTCTTTGGTGGATCAGCAGGCGGCGTACATCCGTATGTAGACACCGCGCAGATTACCAATTTCTACTTAGAAAATGTGCAGACTCAAGGGAAAGGTGAAGTAGTAGCTTACAGTTGGCCGGGGTATGGGGCTCCGTATATTTCTGGATTGGCCGGGACTATCCGCAGCCTATACACGTTAAACAATCTGCTTTATGTAGTTGCCGGGAATTCGTTTTATGTTATTGCTCCGCCTAATAATGTAGCTACAGTTTTAGGTACTTTATCTACTAATAATGGCCAAGTTAGTATTACTGATAATGCGGTACAGATATTTTTAACGGATGGCCTTGCCGGATATATATACAACACTCAAACAGCCGTCTTCACAAAAATTAGTGATGCTAATTTCCCTCCGTTACCTACTGGTGCTGCTTATCAAGATGGATATTTTTTAGTTGGGAAAGGTAACAGTAGACAGTTTTTTGTGTCGGCTCAGTATGACGGTACTACATGGACGCCTGTATCTTTTGCGTCTAAAGAGCAATTTACTGATAACTTAGTTAGCATCTTCGCTAGTGGCGGATTAATAAGACTCTTCGGAAGTAATTCAATCGAGTTTTGGACTAGCAGCGGATCGTTGGACTTCCCATTTATACGATCTCAAGGAGTTACTACTTATCTTGGCGTTCTGGCACCAGCTTCAATTGATCAAGTAGAAGATAATTTCTTTTTCCTTGGAACTAATTTTAATGGAGATATGCGGGTTTATTGGCTGAAGAATACATCTGTGAATTCTATTTCTAGTCCACAATTAAACAGACAGTTAAATACATATTCAAAAGTTACTGATGCGATTGGGCAGGCTATGCAAATGGACGAGCATATTTTTTATATACTAACTTTCCCTACTCAAGGGGTTACGTGGGTATATGACCTAACTATGAGTCAATTCCTAGAGCAGCCAGTTTGGTGTAATCTTTCGTCTGCGGGAATGCCTTATTATCGTATCAGTCAGGTAACATCATTAACTGGTAATATTTATTTGGGTGACTCAATAGCTGGCAACATCTATTCTTTAAGCAAAGAGCTGGCGACTGAGAATAGTGCGGCTGTACAAAGACAATTAGTAAGCGCACATATCTATGATAATGGTGAACGTGTCTATGTAAATGAGTTGCAATTGGCGATGGAAGTTGGATCTAAAAATGTGCAAGGTCCAAAACTCTTGTTTGAGTTATCTAAGGATGGCGGTTTTACTTATTTACCAGGTCAATTGCTTTCATTAGGTGGGATTGGAAAATATACAACACGTGTTCGTGCTCTGCGATTGGGTAGAATGAGGGATGGTGTTATTAGGTTAACTCTTAATGACCCCGTATACATGGCGTTATTAGGCGCAGAAGTAAATTAACATGACTATTCCTACTTATTTACGAGAATCTGTTCCACTATATGAATTGATAGATGAAAATAATCAAGCTAAGCCAGCCTTTGCTCAATGGCTGCAAACTATAGATTATTTCCAGCATCAAGCCAAAACTTCAGGCCCTTCAGGAAATCGTCCTACTAAAGCACCTAGTGGGAGCCTCGCCACACGCTGGGTCGGAATGATGTATTTCGATACCACTAAGGGTTATCCAGTGTGGTTGAAGTCGATTAATCCTGATGTTTGGGTCAACGCACAAGGTAATGCAGTTTGAGGTAATTCTCTATGGAAGCTCTTATTCCTATTATTGCATCAGTTGCCGGCGCCGCTATATCCAGCGGAATGTCTCAATCAGCTACTGATCAGGCAACAAGTACATCCAGCGATGCTACGCAGGCTGCAATTGCTGTGCAGCAACAAGCAATGCTGAATGCTCAACGTATGTTTGCACCGTGGTATGGAATGGGTGCTGGAGCGTTGGGTGCTATGGGATGGATGTTAGGGGTTAATCCAGCTCAAGTGCCTTCTCTACCAATGTATGGAGGAGGGGTTGGCGGCTATGGTTATGGTCCTGGCGGACCAATTCAACCTGGTTATGGTCCTGGCGGTACAACACCAGTAGGTTACTCAGGCTATCCTGGAAGCCCCGCAGCAGCGATAGCAGCAGCGGCCCCAGCAGGCGGATCGATGTTTGGATTAGGTCCAACCCCATTACAACAGGAAATTATGAATCCTGGTGGTTTGCCTACAGGGACATTATCGGATCAATTAGGTATGTATTCAGCAATTACCGGGAATGATCCATTAACACCGGATGTTTTGAATAATATGCTTATGAGTACGAGTATGGGAGGCGGTTATGTACCTTCAACAGCAGGGACTGGTGCGCCATATAGTTATCTCGGTGGTGGTTTTGGCTCACTAACTCAGCCTACTGCTAGCCAACTTGGTGCCATGAATATGGGACTATTGCCGGCGGTGCAGCGTGCTGAAGACATAACCATGACGCCGACTCAACAGCAGGCAACTAATCTATTGCAACAACCTTTTGTGCAGAACGCTCTTAACTTCAGCACCGATATAACTCAACTTCCTAGCACACAAGCCGCACTCAGCCCTAATCAACCTGGCCTCAATCTAATGGGACTGCCAGCTACGCAAGCCGGACAAAATTTAATGACTCTGCCAGGCACACAAGCAGGACAGAATCTATTAGGACTACCGGCTGTAGCTAATGCGCTTAACCCAGCTAATTTACCTGACCTGCAGAATCAGCAGGATGTTGCTTTCGCCAGGCAATTGACTCAGGCCCTACCCGGGCAGTTAACGCTAAGTGGACAGGCGCTGCTAGATCAGGACCCCGGTTATGCATTCCGCCTGCAGCAGGGTGAGCAAGCCATTGGGACGGCTGAAGCTGCTATGGGACTTGGACTATCGTCGGCTAACCTGCGTAGTTTAGGTAGGTACGCGGAAGATTATGCATCTAGTGAATATCAGAATGCTTGGCAGAGGAATCTGCAATCTCGTTTGTCGCCAGTACAGGAAGCCCAATCAATGGCTGGAATTGGTTTGGGTGCAGCAGAAACTGGTGTGCAGGAATCACTTGCTCAAGCGGGTTTAGCTGGTAATTTGGCTACTCAACAGGCACAAACTACTGAGGGTTTAGCATTGGGGCAAGGACAGTTTGCCGAAGGATTAGCCAATCAGCAGTTTGCCAACCAGCTACAGCAAGGACAGTTCGGGGCTGATGTCAATACTCGGCAATTGCAGAATTTGATTGCTCAAAGCAATGTGGGTACTCAAGCTTTAAACCAAAGCTTCAACAATCAGTTGAACTGGCAACAGCTCTTAAACACTTTGGCTAATACTGGTATGTTGGCGTCACAGTACTCATTCCAGAATCAACAAAACTGGAATGCACAATTGTTTGATATGCTAAATACTCTTAATCAACAGGGATATGGTGCTGCTGGAACTATGGCAACAGGACAGACAGGACTGGGAGGTAATATTGCTAGCAACATTCTGGGATTAGCGAATACTACTAATGCCGGACTGTTACAGAATGCCGCTAATCAGGCTGGAGCCGTGGGACAGATGGTAGGCGGATTGAGTAGGGTTAACTGGGGTAACCTATTAGGAGGAGGAACCTCAGGAGTTTCAATGCCAGCAGCGACCGATCTAATTTCTTACTCAGGATGGACAGGCTAATATGGTGACAGAACTTGATCCTAATGTGATGCGACTTAATCAAGTCACGCCCTCTTTTCAACAAGGGATGGCTTATGGAGCAAACTTTATTGATCAAGCGCAGGAAGCGCAACGACAGAATGCCTACCAGAATTTGTTAAGGCAACCTGGAGCTGTTGATGAACAAGGAAACATCGCTCCGCAAACAATGCGGGGAATAGCTCCTCTAGTGGCACCTCAGATTTATCAACAGCTACAGGAAGCCCAACGTTTGCAACAACAGCAGCAGATTAATATAGCAATGCAGAAAGCAGGTTTTATTGCTGATACTGCCGCAGGTGTAGATGCTGCTTATCAAGAACAGCTTAAATCTGGAGTCCCTGAATCTATAGCGATCCAGAGTACTCAGCCAATATATGACGCCGCTCTGGATAAAGTAAGAGGTAGTGGGCTGTTTTCTCAACCAGAATTGTCGAAACTAAATACAAAATTTAATCCACGAACTAATCGGGCAACCGCTTTACAATCCGCTACTTATCGGGGTCAACTAGCAACAATGCTGTCGGGACAACAAAAGGCATTGCAAGAGCAGCAGAAGATTGCACGTGAGCAGAGAGATTTTGCACTACGTTCTGCTACTCTAGGGGAAACTCAGCGTCATCATGAATTCGAGGAAAAAGCAACTGAACGCTATCATCGGGATATAATGGAAGAACGACGCGCGAAGGATAAGGAAAGGGCGGATATAGCTAAAACGAATGCGCAAGCGCGTTCTGAACACCAACAGGAAGTGGCGGAGAATCAACGGCGTCGGTTCATTGAGAATGAGATCGATAAATCGGGGACTGCTGCCGGCAGAAGTTGGGACGCACAAATGAATGCAGGGCTTCTGCAAACGCCCTCAATAACTCCGACTATCGATAGAGATCAGTGGGTAGAACAGGCAAAAACTAGCAGGAGGTTCCAACTGCAGAATAACGTGAATATTTTGCAGGAGCGAGCGACTGCTAAACAGGCTATTGATGTTTTTCAGAAAGCAGGACGGGATGATTTGGTGGCAGAAGTTAAGAGAAGATTTGAGCAAAATACGGGCGAATCTTATGATCACCAAGCGCTCCCAATGCGGCCACTTCAGAGTGGTACCCAATAATGCGTCTTGATTCAGATCTTGCCCAGTACTTCTCGGAGTTGGAGGATCAATATAATTTGCCGATTAATATTATATCCTCTGTAGCTCAGGCCGAAAGTAATTTTAATCCTGATGCAGTCAGCCCTAAAGGAGCCACCGGTATGTTCCAATTCATGCCGGACACTGCTAGACACTATGGTGTACGAGATCCTCGTGATCCCTATGAATCAGCACAAGGTGCAGCTAGATATCTAGCTGATCTACAAAGTCAATTCGGTGATACTAAGTTAACATTGGCTGCTTACAATGCGGGCGAAGGGGCAGTAAAAAAATATGGAGGTGTTCCACCTTATTCTGAAACCCGGGGTTATGTGGATAAGGTTATGAGTTCAATGGGTGGTAGAAGCGAACAAGCTTCTGAATCTCCCGTTAACCCTTACGCCGATCTATACCAAAAAATGGGTGGTGTGCCAAAACAGGAGGTCGGCCCTTCAAAAGTTAACCCTTACGCCGATCTATATGAAGAACTAAAACGTCCTGAGCCATTAACTATTGAGGTTACTAAGGAACCGGAAAGACCGTCAACGCTATCGGATATCGTCAGCCCTTATATTCCTGAAACTGTCAAGCAGTTTGTACGTGCGGGAGCCGAAGAAGCCAAAGGCATGTACAACCAATTGGTTACTAAGAGACCGGAAAGACCGCCGACACTATCTGAAATCGTCAGTCCTTATGTTCCTGAATCTGTAAAACAGTCAGTACGTGCTGGGGCAGAAGAAGCTAAAAGCATGTACAACCAATTGGGCGCTAATGCCTTACATGCTTTTCAATGGATAGGCACCTGGAATCCTGATGTGCCAGCAGTCGAAAGGGATATTAAGCCTTCAGGTTGGGAACTATTACTTAATCAAAAAGCACAGGAACATGCGTCGCGAGCTACAGGATTATCCCCAGATACTATTCTGGGTAAAACATTAGAAACTATTGCGGCAACAACACTAGAGATGCCGGCATATGCAGCATCGTATTTATTGGGAGGCACACCCGGTTATGTCGCCTTAAGCGCACTTGAGAAAGCAGATCAGGGAATAGCAGCGATGGGGAAAGCTGCTGCTACTAGTCTAGCAGCCGGGAAGGCAGGCGAAAGCCTAGCTGGTCTGCCGTTGTGGCAGCGAGCGTTAGGGATGGGCGAGGTTGGTGCTGGAACAAATTATTTATTGGGTGGCACCCCAAAGGACATAGCGGCCAGTTTCTTGGCCAATGCCCTTTTGGGTACGACTCTGCCGGGCCCGTCGAGAGTTCTTCCCCAAGCCACCGGCGAGGTAACTCCGGCAGAGGCCGTACCACGTGCAATTATACCTGAGGAACCCAGTTATGCCGCTCAAGAAAGGATCCAAGAAGGCCGTGTCGAAGAATATCCGCGAGATGATGCACAGCGGATATCCCCAGAAACAGGCGGTCGCCGCGTCGCTGGAACAGGCGAGGCGGTCAAGCCACAAGTCCAAGAAACCCAAGTAGCGCGTAGTCCTTACGCTGATCTCTTTACTATATTATTAGGAGATGAATATGCCCAACGGCAAACCACAACCCCGCCGGGCCGCCCCGGTGACGAGACAATCAGCAGCAGCTATGATAGGCAGAGGGGGGAAAGGATCTCCTCAGGCGAACAAATATCTCCCCAGGAAAGGCAACCCGCAGCCTATAAGCAGCAGCCCATCGGTACAATCCGCGATAGCACAAGCGAAGCGGCTATCTACCCCGACGATATATACGCCGACGCCACAGCCCTTGCCGAAGAAGGGAAGGCGATAGATGAAAAAGTCACGCAAGCTGATATCTCCCAAGCCCAAGGTGCCCAAGGTGCCGCGCGTCCATCCACCGAAACCCACCCTGCCGAAGACACCACAGCAGACCCGTATGCCCAGGATCACCCAGGAACTGTCAGATCGCCATTGGGACGCGTGGAAGAGTTAACTGAAACACCTCGATCTCCTGAACCTGGAGAAGTTCCGGGAGTTAATCCACTTACCGGGGAAGCGATGCTAGGGATGGGAGTCTCTCCCCGACAAGCAGCGCAAGCCCTTCCTTGGAGCATGGCTGATGTCCTGGAAGGAATTGAACAAAAACAACCTAAATCATTTATCGATAGTTTAAAGCAAATCTTTGCTCCTGCCACTCGAGGTAAATATGCTAGAACAACCGCCGGAATTATTAGGAGTAATTTGGCTCAACGTGCACGATCCGAAGAGCAAGCTTGGGACCGAATTTACCGGTTTGCTAAAGCAATGGGACAACGACCATCTGCTGACAACTATCGGTTTATCGACGACATAGAAGAAGGTAGACCAGTAAGCGGTAATAAGATGGAACAAGCCGCAGCTACGACCTTCAGAGAGTTACTAGATGATGCTAGAAAATTGGTGCAATCTCTAGGTAAAGGTTATCTGGACCACTTTTACGAGAACTATTTTCCGAGATTTTGGGCAGAGACGGCCACATCTGGAGAAGTATTTGGTCGACGTCCACTGACTGGAGCCGGAGGATTTCTTAAACAGCGGACTTATACAAAATTTATGGATGGTATTGATGCGGGATTAACACCGCTCACGGACAATCCAGCCGCCTTTGTACTTCTAAAACTAAGAGAAATGAACCGTTTTTACTGGGGACAGAGATTGTTTTTAGAAATGAAGGACGCAGGCCTGGCTAAGTTTGTTAGATTCGGAGAACGCGCCCCTGATGGCTGGATTCCCTTAGATGACAAGATAGCCAAAGTCCGTCAGTTCTCTGAATCTGAAAAAGGACTTATAGAGCGTGGTAAGTACTATGCACCTGAACAAGCGGCTACATTATTCAACAACCATCTGTCACCGGGATTAAGAGGAAATGGAGTTTATGACTTTATTCGGAAAAGTGGTAATGCGCTGAATCAATTGCAACTCGGATTTTCAGGTTTCCACTTAGGATTTGAGATTATGGACGCAATGAATTCTAAGCTGGCATTAGGCGTACAGCAAGCTAGTAGAGGAAGTTGGTTATCTGCTATCAAAAACTCAGTGGAAACATTTACCGGGATAGCTCCATTTACTACTTATTTGAAGGGAAGGAAAGTATTCGATGCTTTCATGCATGGTACTTCTGACCCAGCCCTTACTAACATTGTTAAGGCAGTTGTCGAAGGTGGGGGCAGGGTAAAACAAGACCCGTTTTATAGAAACAGCCAGCCAGGTGCATTGCGTGAAGCCATCCAGCGAGGTGAATATCTAAAGGCTGCTAGAAAATTTTTACCTTCAGTGTTAGATCAAACTACGAGTTGGCTATTTGAGCATGTCGTTCCAAAAATGAAGTTGGGGGTATTCTATGACTTGGCGCAAGATGCACTTGTACGGCGTCCTAACATGAACCTTACAGAACAGCGGGAAGTATTTGGTAGATTGTGGGATTCAGTAGACAACCGCATGGGACAAATGGTTTACGATAATATTTTTTGGGATCGCACCTTAAAAGACGTATTAATGACTAGTGTACGAAGTGTAGGCTGGAATCTAGGAACTATCCGTGAGCTTGGTGGTGGAGTACGGGATTTATTTGATGTTAAGCAATTACGAGCAGATAAGCAATTAAGTCAACGTACTGCATACGTGATGGCTCTTCCTATTATGACAGGGTTTTATGGAGCTATTTACCAATATCTGGCTACAGGGAAACCGCCTGAATCAGTAAATGATTTATATAACCCGCGTAATGGTAAAATGCGAGGAAACGAAGAGGATAGGATTCTTTTACCTTCTTATATGAAGGATGTTTATGCTTACTATAAAGCACCATGGCAAACGGTTAAGAACAAATTGGCTCCGCAATGGGCTATGGTTGCACAAATGTTGGATAATAAAGATTTCTATGGTGCACAGATTCGTAATCAGAGTGATCCGTTAGTACAACAATTAAAAGATGAAGCTAACTTTTTGATAAATAATTTCATTCCCTTTTCTATCCGCAATGCGCGTCAACAGAATGCGCTAGAAGGAATAAATACGGTATGGAAAAATTATCTTATAAGCCCCAGTATGATAGGGATTACTCCGGCTCCAGCTAGCGCTATACATTCAGCCGAGAGACAAGCGCAGATTAACCGTATAGTAGATCGTGATGCGGTTATAAAGAAAGCACAGCAAGAATATGTAGCAGGTAATCAAGAACGAACTAATGAATTATTACGCTCAGTTGCTCCTACTAAAGATGCGGCAAATTGGATCAGGCGGCAAAAACAAAGTTTTGTTCGTAGTGCTCAATCACACATGATTACCGATCCCTCTCAAAGAGAGAATCAATGAAATACACTATTAACATAATGCCTAAATCTTACATGAGGTATGACACTGCTGGAGACTGGCAAATCGATGCGGATGGGAATATCACAGTAACCATAATGGATACCGGTATAGATGACTATAACTTCCTGCTGATCTTGCATGAATTGGTGGAGTCTTATCTATGTAGGGAATCTGGTATTACTACGGAAGTGGTGGATCAATACGATTTGAGCAGTACGACGGTAGATCCCGGTGATGCCACTGATTGCCCGTATCATGAACAACACACTGCGGCGGTAGTGATTGAGAAGATTCTATCCTGGATACTCAGAGTAAACTGGCAAGATTACGAAGAAACACTGTTGCAGGGCGACGATGAAGTTGTTGATTATTGATACGGATTCTGTCGGATTGGCATTGGCATGCTGGGCACTGTATGCGGGGCATGAGGTAAAAATGATGTCTCGTAAGCGGGCGGATGGCAGCGAAGTTTCTGATGGAAAAGGAGTCCCAGGACTGGAAAAAGTAACCCCAGAAGACGTGTTTTGGAAACGTGGCCTACTTAGGTGGGCAGATCTTATCGTCCCTACAGGCAATGGTTATTATCTGGATTGGTTTGAACCTTATAGGAAGCAAGGCTATCCTATCTTTGGGCCTAGCAAGGCATCGGCACAACTCGAGATTGATCGTCTCCATGGGATGAAGATGTTTGAGCACTATGGATTGACATGTCCGACATACATTGAATTCCCGAATCTGGATAAGGCGATTCAGCATGTGCTGCAAAATCCTCATCCTTGGGTATTCAAGGCAAATGGAGATGAAGCGGATAAAAGTACTTCGCTGGTGACTGATTATCCTGAAGAACTCATTTTTTCCCTGCTAAAATGGAAGAAGAAAGGGAAGCGGTTCAAGGAAATTATATTGCAGGAAAAGATAGAAGGTATCGAGATAGGTGTTTCACGATGGTTTGGGCCTGCCGGTTGGATCGGTCCTTACAATATTAACTTTGAGCATAAGAAATTGATGGCAGGTGAAGTGGGTGTCAATACAGGCGAGACCGGCTCGGTATTACAATATGTAAAAGCTGAGAAGCTTGGCGACGATGTACTGACGCCGTTAACAGACTGTTTACATGAGTTGGGGCATATAGGTGATGTTGACATGAACTGCATCGTGGCTAAGGAAGGAACACCATATGTACTTGAAGCCACCTGCCGCTTAGGATGGCCAGCCTTTAACATTCAAATGGCCTGTCACAAAGGCGATCCACTGGAATGGATGTGTTCTATCATGGCTGGTGGTAACCAACTAGAAGTGGATTACCGCTGTGCAGTAGGCGTATTGCTGGCTCAGCCAGAGTTTCCTTATTCTAAGGGATCGGCTACCCATCAAGAAGAAATTCCGATATTAGGTTTTACGGATAAATTGGTCCAGTCTAGGAAGTTGTCCCCTCAGGAGATGAGGAAAGGTGAGGTTCCGTCTATAGAAGAAGATGGTAAGTTGACTTGGAATACAGGATGGTGTACGGCGGGAGACTATCTCGCCATCGCTACGGGATTGGGTGATGGTGTCGAACAGGCCAAGAAGAATGCCTATCAAGTAATAGATAAAATCCATTATCCAAACAAGACGTATCGTAACGATATCGGCGATAAGGTGATCAAGTGCTTACCTAAGTTGCATGCTTTAGGGTATGCGAAAGGCGTACACATTTAGAGGTCATTGTTGTGTCTTACAATCTCAGTCCAGTCGGTATTGATTCCCAATATATTAACAGTGCAGGGCAACCTCTAGTAGGTGGCCTTTTATGGTGGTACTTGGCTGGGACAACAACATTAGCGACTACTGCTACCAGCAATTCTGGTGCTGTGTTTAATCCTAATCCTATAGTGCTTAATGCGAATGGCAGTAGCCCCAATGAAATTTGGTTAGCTGGTGGTCAAGCGTATAAAGCGGTGCTTGAGAATCCTCCTCCTTATGGATATACCCATGGTACTGTAATAGCAACCTGGGACGGTCTCATTGGAATCAATGATTCTATTGCTGGTTCCACGCAATGGTTACCAGGCCCTACCCCAACTTATGTGAGTGGATCTCAATTTTCACTTGCAGGAGATCAGACACTAAATTTTTCTGTCAACCGCAGGATTTGGGCTATAGACAACGGGGTTAGTCTTTTTGGAACTATCGTTGGTAGTTCCTATGCTGGAGGATTGACTACTGTTACCGTAAACTTGGATTCGGGATCATTTGATACTTTTCTTACTACAGTATCGTATGCGCCCACCGCCTCCATATCTGCGACCACACCTCTCAATTTACTGTCACCAACCTATGCTGGGGGTTGGGCTGAACTTGTCAGAAATGGTTGGACTTATTGGAATATAACCAATCAGCTTGGTTCTTCTTGGAATGTAAGACCGGACGGACTGTACGGAGAAATAATAGATGGTTGTATAGAAGATACTGCTGCTGCGCAAAATTTAGCTGATGTGGCTAATAATACCCGGGTTTCCCAAAGTTTCAAATTCCAAGTATCGCCAACCATAATAGCCATATGGATCAGAATACAAAAAGTGGGGAATCCGGCTAATAGTATGACGATGTCTATACAAACAGACGATGGCAGTGGAAAACCTAGTGGAACAATTGTTACTAACGGGACAGCTACTTCTATTATTGGTAAATATTTTTCCTCAGGTTGGGAATGGGTTAGGTTTGTTTTCCCCACTCCAGTGACTGGTTTCATTAATAATTCCAATTATCATATTGTCATGGGATCGAGTGGTGCTGTTGATGCTTCTAATTATTGGCAGTTAGCAGGTGGTGGAGGAAATTATCCTTATGGTTCTGTATGCTTGTATAACGGAACTACATGGTCAGTAGCCGGAACTCAAATTATGTTTATGTTAGAAAATCAAACCACCAATAATATGATTCAGCCTAATGGGTTGTTTGATGCTTTTGTCCAATTCTATTCTGTTCCCAATTTAGAAAATTTATATTATCATGAATGTAAAGCAATAGTGAATTCTCTTAGTAATTTTCTAAACTATCAAGAATTCTGTGTATCATTAACTGCATCAAACATAGCGGCCAGTGCACCGTTATTAGATTTTCTCTGGGGACTAGATCATAATCGGGTGCAGTTATCGATAACTGCGGGCGGCTTACCTCAAGTTAACGTCTTTACCGATCAAAAAACTAATAAGGCAGGCACACAATATACAGTGACTTCAACTATAGTAGTCACTAGCGGCAACCATTTCATTGGGTTACATGTCAGGGCTAAAGGGGATGGGGCTGACCGTATTGACCTCTTTGTTGATGGAGTTACCACGTCTTCTGTCGGGATGAATTTTAAATTCTCACCGCTATTTTCCAAGAAAGGAGCTGCCTGGCTGGGAGGAGGGATGCCGATACCTTCTTGGGGACAAAAACTGGCTATGGGGGTTCTGCCGAGCGCTGATACTCCAGCATGGACCTATACTGGAACCGCAACTCAAGGCAATGTGTTTGTACAGCTTGCTGATTCTAATAGTGTTAATAAAGTAATTCAGGTAGGATCCGCCTATGCATCTACTGACAGCGGTTATTACGTCTCACCTGCAAGTGTCTATAATGGGTTTAGTAATAGTGCCGGTTGGGGCGCACAGTTAAAAATGACATTAGATTATAATCCTACATTTTACGACGCCAACCATTCTTGCATGGTGTATGTGTCTGATGGTACTGCTCACGGAGTATTCATCTTCAGCAACTGGTGGACCCAAATCTTGGCTAATACTTTTTCGGCACTTAGTCGTAGAATACAAGTTCTACCGCATGATCTTCCCATGGCAGATATTTCTGATAATGAATGGGTAATAAGTGGCAGCTTAAACAGCGCTTACGTATTCCTGAATGGTCGCTTAGTTCTGGATGGCTCTACCATATTAGGCGGTTCAGCATCCCGTACTTTCTCTTTTGGTGATAATGATACTACTGCGGGTCACAATTCATCGGTAATTTACGATAGTTTTGCCTATTCTTCAACAAACCTCGATCCTATTTTTAGTGGAGGGACTAAACTGCACGAATTTGGTTGCTGGCAAGGGAATGTAACTTCTTTCTGGGGCACTTTATACAATTCTGGAAACCCAGTAAGTATTAAAACTATTAGTGATTCTCCGGGGAAGAATATTCCTCAAAAAATAAGTTGCCGTTATCCGGCTGGGATAACTCAAACTATTTCTTCCGGGTCATCAGCCGATCTTACTGACCTGTTTGCCTTTGTCGTTGGGTCAGATATAGAAATTACAGGGAATGTGGTTTATTCGTCTACAAGTGTGCCAAATAACATCCTCACCCAAAGTATAATGGACGGTGTAAATAACACTTCAGGGGAAGGGTATGCAGGAATTGCTACTGCTAATTACTTAGGGAATACACCTATTCATTCCAGAAATAATTTAGTTCCTTTCGGTTTGCATAAGATCAGATTGCGTGGCACGGCCGGTGCACAAAATGCGACCTTCGTTGCTGGCGAACTATTAGTGACAGCACAATCCTAGTGAATTAATCTACAAATGATAATCCATATCAGATAGAGTGTTCCAACGAACACCTCTCCGCTAATTAGTATTAGCATGGCTAATACTATTTTCTCGGCAATAGTCATCGATTCGTTATCCGCTTTCTGAGTTTTGTACCGTACTCCAGGTTGCGGAATGAAAGCGGGTAATTTAACCACTGGGTGGTTTTTAGCTACATACCAAGAATTAGGATCAGGGAGTGACATGATTATTGACCTCATAATTCGAGTGTTTAAGAAGGTTTTCCTCTTTTAATTCAATACGCTTTTTATGCTCTTCCGCAATCACTCGTCGATACTTTGCAAGTTCTCCAATTTTCAAATCTAGTGCCTTAAGGGTAGCGCTAAGCATTGTCAGACGAAACTGCCGACTCCATTGCACTACTTCCTGTAAGGGCTGTCCCTCATACACTGCTGACAGGATGGGGTTTGGCATCATCACGCACCTCAAACAAGTTGGATCTATCCTCACGTTTGTAAATACCGTCAACTTCGCAGCGCGGAGTAACTCCCTTAAGACACGTGACAGGAAGGATAAAGTGACTACACAAACCCATGCTTCGGTCGGTGTATGAGAAATACTTACACTTAGCGCAAAGGTTCGTGTGCTTCGATTCTGGCGGCTGGGATGGAGTTTTCATCTTTTCCACATAGGGCGATAAGTCCACAAGGGACAGCTAGTAGCCTGACAGTTGGCTATATCGGGTATATCCTCGTAGCCGTAGCACTCGTAACATTTCTCATGGATTACTTTCATGAGAACAGAGCCTGGTGGAGTCCTTCAGACAATCTTTCCTTCTTTACGGAGTTGTTGATACTTTTCTCTAGCTTGCTCAATGCTCACCGTCTCAGCGCCTCGTGGAAAGTTTTGGAATTTCAGACGTTGTTTGCCTCATACCGCTATCCCCTCAATGGATTTTTAATTTTGCGAGCTAATACTCTGCCAGACTGCACCAATATTTCCCTCACAGCTTGCCATCCTCGTGGGCTTGTTTGAGTCTCGACCAGGCGTCGAGAGAACCGGGACGGAAGTAACGTGGTGCACGCCAATCTAACCAGTTGTTTGGTCTCACTTGGGGGATGAAGGTCACTGGCGGTAGCAGTGGCCGCTCGACTGGGCGAGGTTTAAATATCGGGCGCTTACGCCAGGCAGAGCCGCGTACTACCGTTTGCACCAGCTTGGCGGGATTCATGACACCGCGCTGTAGCCGCTGGCGGAATACGCCGAGAGAGGGTGGCCGTAGTATGCCGCGCGTTAACTCGGCATATAACTCTTGGTAATTCCCCCGCAAGTCACCCACCTGATACTGAGCGAATTGCCCTCCGTGTCCTGGCCGGCAAATTGCTTGAATATCACGCTCACCATTGCACAAGCGGTGCTTGAAAGTTCCAAAGGTAGGCGGCCAGCGCAAACCTTTAGTTAGCGAGCTATAGAGTTCTTTGGCAGTACCTGCAATGCCGTCCAATTGGTATACCTTCTCTCTGTTCCCGTGCGGCGGCTCGCACAGTTGTGCCAAGTCGGTTAGACCATTTTCAACACGCCGTTTGAAGGTAGACTTTATCGGCATTGAAACGCCACTCGCTACGAGCTGCGCATAGATCTGGCAGGTTGTACCTACAAACTTGCCTATGTGACGAATGATTCCAATTGCCATAGTCACTTAGCCGAAGCCGTAGCCGTAGCCGTAGCCGAAGCTGTAGCCGTAGCCGTAGTTGTGGTTGTAGCCGGAGCCGGAGCCGGAGCCGGACCTGTAGCCGGAGCCGTAGCCATCGCCGGAGCCGTGGCCGAAGCCGGAGCCGGAGCCGGAGCCGTAGCCATCGCCGGAACCGAAGCCGAAGCCGAAGCCGGAGCCATCGCCGGAACCTGAGCCGGAGCCGGAGCCGAAGCCGTAGCCATCGCCGGAGCCGGAGCCTGAACCGGTTCCGTAGTCGTAGCCGGCGCCGTAGTCATCGCCGGAGCCGTAGCCGGAGCCGTAGCCATCACTGGAGTATGGGAATTTACTCATGCCATTTTCCACATCCATAGAGTGCTACATATCCACCCAAATAAACCTCTCCGACCGGATCTATCTCGTCTTCTTCGAGATACCCTTCTCTAGCAAGCTGCGGTAAACCGCCTGCCCGTTTTGCCCAATAACGGACATTATCCGCTTCGCTCAAACAGAAGCTTCCATCCATCAAGCAGTGCAATATTCCGACATACACGAAACCGTATGGCGCAATAAAGACCACTTTCTGACCTTCCAGAGGAAGAAGCAATTCTTCACTATCCATAATTCACCTCAAGTTAACATGGTTTCTCTAGTTTCATTTGTCGCTGCGCCGACGCTGCGACGATGCTCGGTTGGCGATGCAAAGAGGCTGACTATCCGCGCCTCGAACAAGCTGTCCTCGACAGGAATACAATCCAAGAAGATGGCTATCCTGTCCTTTAGGTACGCATGAGCTAAACGTCTGCACATGGGTGTTGGCAGTTCAACTTCCTGGTGGTAATACCTCGCCTTGCCCTCGGTAAGGATGGATTTAACCTTATACCTCCAGTATCTACGTGGGTCAGGATCGTACCGAGACCCTACAGCAGGAGATTTAAATTCATGCTCCATCATTGCAATTCACCTCGTTTCGCTTCGCCTAAAATTCTCGCTGCGCCACGCTGCGCCGACGGTGCGCCGGTGCTCGGTTGGCGAGGCGACGCGGTGCAGCGCAAAAGTCGCTGCGCCGCTGCGCCAATATATATAAGGCGCAGCGAAAACGGCGCGCAGCGAGAATGGTAATTACACATCTTCTTGTGTGGTAGAAAATGCCTCGGTGCGCCGGTCCAAAATCGGCGCGGCGACCGCTAAGTAATTCCTCTTACCTTTGGTGCCAATTTGTGGTAGTTGCAGCTCTACGATACGCCCTGAAAGTTTTCCTTTAGCGATGGCAGCGCGTAACTGCGCACGGCTCATGCCTAATTCGTCCACTAGAGCTTCCATATCACGTTGAGAGGGATATCCTCGCCCCTGCTGCAACCACTCTATAACCTTATCTAAATTGTCATTTATAGAGGGGCCGATATTCTGCCCGATCTTTACCTTTTCAAATATCCAGCCACGTCGGATAAGAGAAATTTCTTTGTGTAGTGGTTTAGCATCTGTCAGTTTCGTGACATGTAAAGAGTAATGCTCCTCTCCCGCATTCTCTTCCTCTAAATATTGGAGGAGATAGGAGGCACGCACCCCATCACCTAGAGCAGATCCTCCACGACCAGCATGATGATCAACGGTACGGTTACGAAATACAGCCTTACTGACGTGATGGGAAAACAGTGTTCCGCAGTCCAATGATTTTGTGAGGTACATACCTGCATTGACAAGCATATCTTCAGCATCGTTGATGTATCTCTCTCCTGGCCCGAATTTAACTAAAGGGTCGAAAGCTATTAATGCAGGATTAACCGATTCAAATAATTTAACCAAGTTGTTAGCTAGGTTATCTATAATGAGGTTGCCTTGTTTATCGACACAGACCAAGCGTGTGCCGCTGCCTATCAAGTCTACTATATAGAGGTTGTCGGCTATTCTTTTACGACCTGCTGGCGATATTCCTAGTTGTTGTAGTTGGCCGTAGAGGCGACGCTGTATTCGCTTCTGATGGTCCTCGGCAGTGACCAGGATAATTGGTCCTGTTTCATTGATATCCATACCAAGGAATGGGTTTCGTAGGAGGATACTGATAAACATCTGCAACAAGAGTGTTGATTTGCCACTCCCTCCAGTCCCTACTAGGGCGGCAACATCTATGGGGAGAAAGCGGTCTATAATAAAACGAGGAGGAGGTGGCTCTGTAGTTAGTTCCGTTAAACTAAATGTCTTAATGGGGATAGAAGCCTTAAGTACATCGATAGAAATTATATTTAGCAATTCATCTCGCGTAACCGTATCAGTATAAAACTTGTCTTCTATCATTCTGAAGAGAAGCAAGTTTTGTTCTGTACGCCATACTAATATACCGGGATTATGCCGCAACCATACGATACAGCCGTCCATAAGACTGCCTTTAGCAGAGTCTCCTTGTATATCCCTAGTCGGATCATAGAGTTGTTCGGAATTATCAGGCTTAACAAACCAGCAAGCTTGTGAGGATAATATTCTTGGGATTGTGACAGGGACTGCGGTGTTCATTCCGTCTGGATTCCTAAAATTCAATATTCTGCAATTCATCGAGATGTTTTGCGGAGAGTTTGTATTTATTTAAGTAATCCGGTGAATACTGGCGAATGACGTTCGCGTAAGCTTTAAGATAGTCTTCCCAAGCTCTATGCAGTTCTATGGGGAGCCTTCCATCGACGACAGTAAGCTTGCGGTCAACCTGTTTCATAATTCAAACTCTTCAATTTGGAGTTTTAATTTCTTGTATTCTTCTTGAATCTGTTCAAGATCTATTCTCATCTTTATTATTCGTTCTTTAATACGCGGGTCTTGTCCTAAACTTAGGCCATGTTGGGTTAGAAAATCTTTTATTTCCGTAAGTGATTTTTTGCCCAACTGGGGAGCTTTTAATAGTTCAAGCTCAGTTCGGTTTACCAGTTCAAAGAGGTAATTAATATTTTCAGCAAGTAAGCAATTTTTAGTGCGCACCGTAAGTTCTAAGTCATTAATGGGACTATCAAGTCTAATAGGTAGAGCAACCATCATTTATTACCTTTAGTTATTGAGAAAGCCCCGGCTCAGGGAACCAAGAAACCTGGCCGGGGAATAAAGACCACTTAAGGAGGAAATACCCTGGATTGTCTCAGGGTAGGCCGTCTGTCCGGCTGTCATTGAGCCTCGTTGTTCGCCGTTGCGGCACGACACGATGGTCTGGTCGTTGGAGTTCATTTCTTCTCCCAGTTCTTCTCTTCAGGCGGCGGTATGATCGTTGCCATGGTTTATATTTTTATGTCAAATAAATCGTTGGGCATTTTCCTTCCACGGATATCATAAAGAAGATTTACAAAATCTTTTTCGGTGAGCGTTATGACATCTTCTTTGATAAATTCTTTAGCTTTTAAGTTAAGCGGGACAACTCTCCACCAGGAGAAATCCGTAGCATAGCGAACGGCTAAAAAAGCAACTTTTGCACGATCGCATAACTTTCTGATTGCTTTGTAGCTTGGCCGATTAGCATATTGTGTTTCTGAAAACTCATGCTTATATTCAACTACTGCTTTTGGTTCCGTACTGTCGTATTCCACCATGAGAAAGTCTATATCAACTGCTGGAGCGTCCCATCCCCAAACGCGATGACGAAGACTCAAAGCTTCATCACGCCATCCAGTACGTTCTTTTCTTACTTCAGGCATCGCTTATCTCCTCTATCCTTTCAAGAGTCTTTTTAACTAGGGAAGCGTCAATGTCTGAACCAATAAAATGTCTTCCCATTATGACGCAGGCAATTCCGGTTGTTCCGGCTCCACAAAAAGGGTCAAGAACTATTTGGCCGCGTTCTGAACAGCGGCTAACAAGACTTACCATCCCACTTTCAGATTGTCCCCAGTGATGATGATTTTTGTCATTATCATTGGTATCGCTTTTACAAACATCGCCTAACCATTTACCTGTGTATTTCCCTTTAGAAAACCATAAAACTGGCTTCCAGAATGTGTTGACGTTACGTTGGAATAATTGCACCGACTGCCCACCTGGTGTCAGGTAAGCCAGAGTCCATTGATAGGTCAGAGATTCTGAAAGTCGAGTGATAACTTCAGGTAGATATGATTGACCTATCAGGACAAAGCATGACCCACCAGGTTTAAGCACGCGGTTAGCTGTGGCTGACAGTGCCGAATAGACAGAGAGATATTCTTTGGGGTAAGGTGGATCAGTAATGATGACATCAATGCTTTCGTCTGACACAGAGTCCAGCGTAGCCACGTCTGCCTGCTCAACCCGCCAGCTTCCAAAATTAGTAGAAATAATACTTCTATCATTCTTCCTGACTTCCCTTAGCAGATATTGCAGAGTGGGTACTTTGTCTTGCTGGTAACACTCATCGATATAGCTTTCCACAGCGTTTTGTTCCCAGACGCGGGCTATACGCTGCCAGCGTTTAGCGGTGGATTCTGACAGCTTGGCGGCTTCCAGAACGCGGGAAAACTCGGTCATCGTGACCGAGTTTTTTAGTGGGCGCCCTTCTGGCCTTTTCTCCAACTCCTTCAGTAACTCGCCACCTTTCCAGGCGGCTAGGATGTAAGCAGAGGCGCCCTCGATGGCTTTGTGGTGATCCTTCTTCGCTGCCCAATACTTGGCCCATGCTTGGGCTTGATCGCAGATTTCCTTGACTTCCTCTACATGGGTGGCCGCCAGAATGCAGGGTTTAATCTCGGCATACAGTACGATACTGCCACCATCCACCTTCTCTTTCTTCTTAACAACGCTTAGGGCAGTCATGAAGATTCCTAGTCTTGAGCTGGAAGTTTTCTAGCTAAGCTTTCCAGGTGGCTCACCACGAGATAGCGAGCCAGCACTGCGGCAGGCATATCCCGGGTAGTGGCCAGTTCTTTCAGCATGTCGCGCTGACGTGGAGTCAGGCGGACTGTGACTCGATACTTATGGAAATTCTCAGGAGGTATAGTCATTTCGTGAAGATTCGTTAAGTTAACAGGTGGTTACAGCGCTCATCTTGCCGCTTTTCTATACTTCAGCATCAGTTGGATAGAGCAGTTGCATACGACTTAACTTGCCCTCTGATGCTCTTTCTAGTCGTGCAGCCATGTCTCTGGATGGCAACCGGTGCCCGTAGGCTATCTGTCGGAAGTAAGCAAGATTGGTCCCGGCTTGCTGAAGTACAGCTAACAAGCGGTCCTTAGGCGTGCTTACTAGAAATTCTTTCGCGTTCATGGATGAAAAATAGCATGTTGCTATTTTAAAGTCAAGGGGAAATAGCAAATTGTACATTCAGAATTTTATAGCAGGCTGCTACATTTCTCGCATGAGCATACGTGAGGTCCGTCGTGACAATTTGTTACAATTGTTGAAAGGTTATGAGACCCAAGAAGAATTTGCGGAGAAAAGCGGCTTAGCCGCTCCGCATGTCAGCCAGATGGTGAACAACAAGCGTGCTATGGGCGAAGTAGTGGCAAGGAGGATCGAAGAGAAGCAAAGGTTACCGGATGGTTGGATGGATCAAGATCATCGAGAAGAAGCAGGCATCAGCCAGGAAGCGCTCCGAATAGCGAAGGAAATAGCAGAGCTTACTCCGCAGAAGCTTTTAATAATCAAGGAAATGCTCTCTTCTTGGCGTTAACACCTTGAAGTTTGTGTTGTTGCTAGCGTTTCACAAAAAAATAGCAATTTGCTATTGACAAATAGATAGCAAGTTGCTACTATAGCCTCAAGAACTTGTGGAGGTGACGGCGATGTACAGCCTAGAACATCCCCATGACCCGCTAGCTGGCTTGTCCGGCGTCCTGTACCGGCTGGCTTACTTTGGCAAACTTGAGGAGACCTCAATGAAACGTGAAACCTTAATCCTTAACTCTGACGGGTATTCAGAATACTGGTGCAGGGACGAATGTTTGCTGGGGCAGGACCTGGATGTCCGGTTGGACTTTGTGTACGACTGGGACAACACCCGGTACGGCAACGGTGTTTGCGTATCGATAGAACGAGCTATCGCTGTAGCTGATCACCAGAAGACCTATCTGCCTACCGGTGCCTACTGGCCGCACACGGAGCACAAGGAGGTGGATGTGTTCGAGCTGCTGGACCGCGATACGTTGTACGCTCTGGAGGCGGAAATCGCGGAAGAAATCCGACGGGAGACCCGCAAGCAAGAATTGCAAGTAGCCTAAACAAAAAGGCTGGGCAGCGCCGCGACGCGCTCCCAGCCTCAACTTCGGAGTCACACTTGAATGTCTACCACAACTAATTATAGCAGCGAACAACCTGTCACTGCAACTACGATCATAGCTAGCCTGAGCCTGCTGGATGAAAGGGTGCAAGATGCTGTAGCTCGCATCATCATTCGCATAGGAATGCAAAACCCTTGGTTGAATGCCGTCATGCAAGAGGCTATCCGCGAGCAACTTGAGCGGGAGGCAGACTATACCGCTTGGCTAGACTACGAAGCAACTAAGTACGACAACCGTTTCGCCTTGGAGAAATAATATGTCTGATGTCCCTTCTTCCGATCTGCTCGCGCAACTGCAAGCACAGCTCGCAGCAGTCCAAAAACCTATAGGCTGGAATACTCCGGCTGTTACTACTCCGGTGCAAGGTATTGCTGTTCCTATAAAGGTAACCACACCAAAAGGCGATATCCGGCTGTACTTACAGCTACCAGCAGAGTGTGCCGCCGGTCCTGAAGTAATTATGCAAACGCTTCAATCTCTCGACTCACAAGGTTACCCACTTGATGTGTGGCAATCAAAGTCGAGTTGGGGAAATAAAGGAGGGTGGAGACGATGAAAGCTTTTCTTATAGTTACTGCACTGAGTTTCAGTTTGAGTGCTGCCGCTGAAGATCTTCCCAAAATTCTTAGTATGGAACCGACCGATATCGGCGTGAAGGTGCACTACTCGAATGGGGTTGTTACGCATGTAGAGAAATGCACCCCTTACTACGTGGGAGAGGAAGACGAAACTACACTCTATCAGTGTACGTCCCTACGTTACCGCGTGATGCTTTCTCCCAACGGCGATGTAGCACTGATAAGGATATTGAGGGCGCCGAGATGAAATATATCTATGCCTGGAAAAACAATAGTAAGCGAGCTGAATTCTACGGGCAAAGTTGCCAGGTTACGGCTCGCGGCAAGATGAATACCATACGCTTGGAATTCGAGGATAAAAGAATTCTTATTACCAGCGGTAACTCTATAAGGAAAAGGGAGGATTTATGAGCTGGATAGTGATCGACCTAGAGACAAGCGATGCTCCTGTTGAAGCTATCGAGGCGGCAATGACGGCATGGAAGCCGCCAGGGAATTGCACGAAACCGGAGACTATCGAAGCGAAGCGGCAGGAAGCCGCTATCCGCTATCAGGAACAAGCCGCCTTGCTGGACGCTAGTCCTATCATCTGTATGTCTGCTATAACCAGCACGGGCCAGCATCTAATCTTCAATCAATTCCCTATAACTCAGCCTATCGATGGTTGGGACCGAATACCTGCCGCATCAGAGCAAGTTATGTTGCTAGGAATTAGACATTGGCTCAACAGTTGGGCAGACGATACCACTATAGCTGGTCATAATATCAGGTATTTTGATCTACCTAAGTTGCGACAGGCATATATTCGTCATCGGCTGCGCCTTCCAGAAATACTACGACCCAGGTTAGATGATGATCCGCCCTTGCAGACAGTGGACACGATGCACTTGATCAGAGCCTTCTCCATGGAGCTACGTGACGAACGTTACATTTCTCTCAATCAAGTGGCATACGTACTTGGTATCGATAGACCTAAGAAACTCTTGAATGGAGCGTCAGTGCCAGCTTTGTACCGAGAAGGCTACTACCAAGAGATCCTTACGTACTCGTGTATAGATGTAGCTACCACAGCACGGGCTTTCGCCTTGATGACAGGCCAAGCTCCTGACCTATCTTAGGAGGCCGTATGAAGATTAAGTATGTAGTAATAGGAAATGGGAAACGAACCCACATAGTCGATCCCTATGGGGAACACACATTATGCAATATGGGCGCAGAATTATTTGGCAAACGTAAAGTCCGGTTTAAAGATTTTCTTGGAGTGCGTTGGCCGCTCTGCCAAAAATGTAATAAGAAATACAAGGAATTGGAAGAATCTCATGCTCCTATCGATAGCTGAAACGGCCAGGCAATTGTCGGTATCTACCCGGACGGTGCGGCGCTTGATTGAAACGAGCGAGCTTCCCTCTGTCCGGGTCCGAGGCCGGGTCCTGCTACTTAAACAACACGTGGAGGACTGGATTGCACTGCGACTCTTACAGGAGGAAAATGATCGCGCAAGGGCGCGCACGGAGATTATGCCATGCGCAAACATAGAAAAGATCGAGACGGCCTCTACAAGCAACCGGGGTCGTCGAAGTGGTACGCGAGTTTTACCGATGCGACAGGGAAGCGCTGCCGACGAAGTACGGGAACGGATTGCCGAAAAGAAGCGGAGATCATTCTAGGCCAGTGGAGGGCCGAAGCGCACAGACCGAGAGCTGACGTGCATACACTCCACGAGTTGATGCTTGAGTACGTAGAAGCCCATGGACACAAGAAGAGCCA